TGATATTTTCCCTTATAAGCCATCTAAATAGAATTACAAGTTATAATAGTATTTAGAGTGCCAGCTCCAATTCCACAGCAAATATCAAGAATTTTACCCAAATTTCAGAATGTTGCTCAAACAAATCATTATCTAGTAAAATTTGGTTTACCTCAAGGTACTGTTTATGATCCTAATACTTTAATGGGTCATTTAAGATCAAAAGGTGTAGATTCTAGATTTCAATTAGATGATGTTGGTTTATTATGTTCTTCCGCATCTTTACCTGGAAGTGCCTTTGCAACTATTAATACGGTTGGTGATTATCAAGGTGTTGTAGAAAGATTTGCTCATACTAGAAATTTTACTCAGATATCTTTAGAGTTTTATGTTGATAATTTATATAAGTCATTAAAATTTTTAGAGCATTGGATGGAATATATTAGTGGTGCTAGTCAACCAAATCTTACAGATAATGCATATCATTATAGAATGAGATATCCTGAAGACTATAAATCAAATGAAACTAGAATTGTTAAATTTGAAAGAAACTATAGACAATTTCTAGAGTATAAGTTTATTGGATTATTCCCAATGTCATTAAACTCTACTAGAGTTTCATATGAAGGTGCACAGGTATTAAAAGCAACTTGTAATTTTAGTTATGATCGATATATTGCAGGTGAAACAACTTCGTTTTCTTTTGATAAGGGAACAGCTCTTAATAATGCTGATTTTAATATACAGAAAAGTCAATTTAAGACTAGTTTTGGTTCTTTAAATAAGAATGTATATCAGACTTCAACATCAGGCGATACTACAGCGACAGTATCACCTACAGGACAAGTTAATGTACAAAATAATAATAATGCATCTTCTGCTAATCCAATTGTTGGTGCTAAAGAGGTTCTTAGTTCTCATGGGTTGAGTGATGTTGTAATAAATGGTATCAATGATATAGAAGCAGGTCGAAATAGAGATTAGAAAAACCTACCTATATAAATTACGACTTGTTATAGTTTATTATGCCTTTACCAAAAATTGCGACACCTTCTTATGAGTTGGTTATACCTTCTTCTAAAAAGAAGATTAAATTTAGACCATTTTTAGTAAAAGAAGAAAAGATTCTTATATTAGCAATGGAAAGTCAAGATACCAAACAAATTGCTAATGCGGTTAAAAATGTAATTTCTTCGTGTATTAACACAAGAGGAATTAAAGTTGAAAAATTATCTACTTTTGATATTGAATATTTGTTTTTAAATATTCGTGGAAAATCTGTTGGTGAACAGATTGAAGTTATGGTTACTTGTCCTGATGATGGTAAAACACAAGTACCAACTGCAATTAATATTGATAGTATAAAGGTACAGATAGATAAAGATCATTCAAAGGATATTGTTCTTGATGGTCAATATACTTTAAGAATGAAATATCCATCTTTAGATGAATTCATTAAGAATAATTTTTCTAGTATGAGTGATGTAAATGTTGATGATACATTTGATTTGATTGCTTCTTGTATTGAGCAAGTATATTCTGAAGAAGAATCATTTGCTGCTTCTGATTGTACTAAAAAAGAATTATCACAATTTTTTGAACAATTAAATTCATCTCAATTTAAAGAGATTGAAAAGTTTTTTGAAACAATGCCTAAACTATCACATACGGTTAAGGTAATTAATCCAAATACACAGGTCGAAAATGAAATTGTTATTGAGGGATTACAAAGTTTTTTCGGATAAGTATGGCACATGAGGATCTTGCGTCATACTATAAAATGAACTTTGCCTTAATGCAACATCATAAATATAGCTTAACAGAGTTAGAAAATATGATGCCTTGGGAAAGAGAAATTTATATTTCTCTACTTCAACAGTATATTGAAGAAGAGAATTTAAAGGCACAACAATCAAATGGCTGAACTAGCATCACCACTGGCAGGAGGAATACAAGCAGTTAGAAGGTCTGTACCTTCTAGTGTTTTTGCACCACCTGCTGCACCTGCACCTGCACAACCAGATCCAGTTACAACTAATTTAATATCACAAAATTCATTAGCATTAGGTGGTGTTTCTCAACAACTTGCTAATATATCATCTAGGGTAAATCAGTTGAGTATGTCCTTGTCGGCCATACAGAATAGTTTAGCATCTAATGCTGCTTTAGAAAGACAAAGAGAACAAGCAAACCAGAATAGAGAAGCTATATTAGCAGAACAAGGATTAAGAGAAGGAAAAGAAGGTCAAATAGAACAAAAAATACAAAATTCATTATTTGCTCCTATTCAAAAAATTACAACAAAGACTAGGGGATTATTATCTAGATTATCAAGTTTTCTTTTTGTGATAGGTGGTGCTTGGTTACTTGATAAAGTTGTTTTAACAATACAGGCTTTAAGTACAAAAAATACTGATTTATTAAAATCTGTAATATCAAATATAACAAAAAATGTTCTTATAATAGGTGGTTTATTATTATTAACTAGAGGTAAGATTGGATCTATAAAAGGTACCTTAATGGCTTTAAGAACTGGAGTTCTTAGAGTTACAGCTGCTGGTTTAATTCTTGCACCTTTTGAATCTATAAAAAAATTACTTATAAGAGTATGGAATTTTATAGCAGATACTCCATTATTTCCTGGAATGAAACCTATTGCATTACCAGATGAGAAGAAAGAGACAGAAGGTACTTGGACAGATGTAAATGATTTAGAAACTACTGATACACCACAACTTTGGGCAGAACGTGAAGATCCTGCAGATGGGGTAGTTAAGCCCATGAATTATAATAAGGAGACTGATACATGGACTCCACGAGAAGTTACTAATGATAGTAGTAGTGATGATAATACACAACAATTAAAAGATGATGGTGTGATACCTGAAGATTACACACCACCTGAAAAAACTAATGAGGGGAATAAATTATTGAATTTTTTCTTTGGAAAACCAGAAGCTATTGATTCTAAAGAAAATAAATCTAATAATACTACTAATGTTGAAAGTGATAGTAATACTACTACATCAGAAAATGTTACTCCCACTGAAGAAGATTCTTCTGGAGGTATTCCAGGTGCTGGACAATGGGTAGAGAATGTACCAGAAGGGTATAAGATAGATTTAGATTCTAAAACAGTTGTACCAATTAATAAAAATAAGGAAAATAACGTTTCTCAAAAAATATCAGTTTCGGATGAAGATTTAGATAATAATAAGTTAATATCATCTATGGTTAACTCTTCTGGTAATACTAATGAGGGTGTACCACAGTCACCAAGTGGGACTAGTAAGAGTGGTGATAAGCAAACTCCAGTAATAAATTCTTCTAATAATGCTAATAATTATGTTTATAATTCGTATAAAAATTATCAAGTAGTACCAGTATAATATGTCAAAAGAAGTAGTTAAAAATTCATTATTAAGATCTTCTATTAATATAAAAAATATTAGTAGATCTGTTAGTAGTTTTTCTACTGGTTTTATTAAAGCACAAGGAATTGCAACTAGTATACAAAAACAAACTGAGGAAGATAGTCAATATAAATCTACATTGATACGTAGTGATGATTCTTATTTTAGGAAGAGACAAGAAAATATTAAAAGAAAAGATAGAGAAGATGAAATAGAAGCATCGACAGTTGGTGGTGCTATTAGAAGAACTGGGTCTGTAGCATCTAAAAGTACAAGAGGATTTTTAGGTAGAATTTTAGATACTATAGGTGTTTTATTTGTAGGGTGGATGCTCACTACTTTACCAGCTTTAAATAAATCTATTGTAGGTTTTATTGGTAGAGTATCAACTCTAATGAGAGCATTGAATGGAATGGTTGATAGTATTATCAATAATTTAACTTTTTTTGAAAGTAATTTAAAAAATTCTGATGAGGCAATCCAACAAATTGACTTTACAGAAGATGAAAGATATATGAAAGAAGAGTTGGATTCTACTGATGATTCTTTCAGAAAATTAACAAGAGATTTATTTTCTACATTTGAAACATTTAATGATCCCAGATCAATGGGAATTCCAAGAAATAGTTGGGATGAAGTTGCATCTACACCTTTGAATGAGATTGTACCTCCACAATTATTACCAGAAGAAAGTGAGCAATCAGAAGTAGTAGATACTAAGAAGGGAGAAACAGAAGGTACGACACCACCATTACCAAAAACAGATAAAGTAAAAGGAGATCCTGGTGAAAGAACTCCACCTAGTACAACTAGAGATGAAGTTAAAACGGATGAAACCGAATCTAAAGAAGAACCTACAGAAAATGTTGTTGAAGGAATTAATACAACAAAAGAATTAACACCAAAAGGAAAAGTAGAAACTAATGATAATGTATCAAAAAAAGAAGATTCTAATGAAGAATTTAAATTAGAACCTGGTGAAGATAGTGGTTTTGAAATGTTTAAGGATGGTGGAATTATAAAAGGAAAATCTCATGAAGAAGGTGGAGAAAATATTAATGTTGAGGGTGGTGAAGCGATTATACCTAAGAAGAATGTAGAAAAATATACTCCTGAGTTTATTAATAGAATTATTAAAGGTGATGCTGATAAAGTTACTAAATTGAGAGCATCAAGAAGTTTATTAGAAAAACTTGTTGAGCAGCATAAAGAAGAAAATATGGGTCTTATAAAAGTTGATGAATTTAATAAATTACAAGAACAAACTGTAGGTAAGTTAAAGGAACATCTTGCTCAATCTCAAGGTATAGTAGAAGGTATAAAACAACAAATAGAATCTACTGATTTAGGAGGTTTAGATCCTGAAGAAGCAGTTAAAACTCAAAAAAATTTAATTTCATCTATTATTGAACCTATTCAAACTAAAAGACCGACAATAGGTAGAAAGCGTAAAAAATCAAGAATAGTACCTGTTCCTGTATCATCTTCTAAACCTTCACTTGCATCATCTTCACCTGCATCTGCACCAATAAATAGTGGAGAATCTTCTTCACAAATTCCTATTAAAACTGATGAAGGTATTTGGGGTAAACTTCAAACATTAGAATTACACTACACATAATGGCAGCAATAGACGCATCAATTTACGAAGAATTTATTATAGAATCTACTGATGGTTCTAAGAGTGTTGATATAGCTAAAGGTGTTGTAACTTTTGCTTATTATGAAGATATATTTTCACCAACAATAACTGCAAAAGTCATAATAACTAATGATGGTGGTACTATAGAAGGACCAGATGGTGAGATGACATCATTATATAATGGTTTACCTATTCGTGGTGGTGAAAGAGTTTCTATTAAGATTGCTGGTAATTCTGCAGATAATCCAGGTATTGATTTTTCTGAAGATGCTACAAAGCATCTTTATGTTTCTAGTGTTAAAAATGTTATTCAAAATACAAATAGTGAGACTTTTGTTTTGGATTTAGTTCCTAGAGAAACAATAACTAATGAAACATCTAGAGTTGGTAAGAAATTTACCTCATCTACTTCTATATCTGATAGTGTAAAGGATATAGTTAAACAATATTTAAAGACTGATAAGTTAAAAGATTCTAATGTAGATAAAACTCAAAACCCATATGGATTTCTTGGTAATTTAAGAAAACCTTTTACTATATTAACTTGGTTAGCATCTAAATCTGTTCCAGGTGAAGTATCTGGTAAAGATGCTACTGCTGGATATCTGTTCTTTGAAACTATAGATGGTTATAATTTTAAATCTATAGATTCTTTAATTGCTGGAGATCCAGTTGAAGGAGAATATGTTTATACTGAAGTAGCTATAACTGATATGCCAGATAATGATTTTAAAATACTTAAGTATAATACAAATAAAAATCAAGACTTATTGAGTAATTTGCAACGTGGTGCATATTGTAGTCATCGTATATTTTTTAATCCATTAACTTTTACATACACTAATCCTGAAAAGGGATTATTTAAGATGGAAAATTATGTAGGTAAGACTGAAAACTTAGGAAAAGATATAAAATTACCTTCTATTGGTGAGGAAGGTGATAAGAATTTAGGTGATATTCCTAGTAGAAATATAACTGCTGTTATGGATATTGGAACATTAGAGAAAAATGCTTCAATGAAGGATAATGCTGATCCTACAAAAATATTTTCACAAGCAATGATGAGGTATAATACAACTCTTACTCAAACTATGTCGGTAACAATACCATCTAATACTAATCTTAAGGCTGGTAATTTAATACAATGTCAATTTCCAAATATTAGTCGTGACAAAAAGGGAGCACCAGATGAGGAACAAAGTGGTCTATATATGATTAAAGAACTATGTCATTTTTTTGATACAAACGGTTCTTATACTTCTATGAAATTATTAAGAGACACTTTCGGACGTAAAGAAAAATGATAGAAGAATCAATAATCAAAAGTAATTTTATAGGAAGAGACGGTTTCCGTTGGTGGATAGGTCAAGTAGCACCTGAAGAGGCTCAAGGCGACCAATTAAATCAGGTAGGTGATGCTTGGGGAAATAGAGTTAAAGTTCGTATTATGGGTTATCATCCTCAAAATACGGTTGAATTAAAAGATGAAGATTTACCTTGGGCACAAGTTCTGTTATCACCTCAAGCAGGATCTGGTAAAGCAAATCGGGCAAAATCACTTAGATTATCACCAGGTGATAGTGTAGTAGGGTTTTTCATGGATGGTGATGATGCACAATTACCTGTTATTATGGGTATATTTGGTAGTACTGCTTATTCTCCTAGTGAAACATATAAAGGACCATTTCAACCATTTACTGGATATACAAGTAAAGTTAAAAGTGATAGTGCATTTATTCTTAAAAATGAAGTAGGAGATCAATCAGGTAATACTGCTCAAAAATCACCAAGAGGAATATCTCAATCTAAGATTGATAGTTTGAATTCAGCAATTGAATCTACACCAGAACCAATTAAATCTTTAATACAAGAACGTACTCTTAATAGTGCTATAGGACAAACAGTTGTATTTGCTTCATCTAATCAAGCATCAACTTTGAATAAGATTAATACCGAAGTTTCAGGATTAGTATCAAAAATAAAAGGTGCAACAGCAAATCAACGTGCTGGATTCTTGAGTGAGGCAACTAGTAAAATTAGTGGATTGTCTTCTGGTATAGTTGGTAATATGATTCAATCAACTTATAAAGGAATGGCACCAGCATTGAATAAAGGTCTTAATAAGTTATATAAAAAAGTTTATGCAACAGTTTTAGCTGCTACTAAGAAATCATCACTTGCGAAAAAGGCAGGAACAGCAGCACAGGTTGCAATGGTTCCAGGTGTAAAAGCAATTCAAGATGCTTTGCCTTGTCTTGCTCAAAATATTTTGGGTAGTATGTTAGATACTGTAAAAGGATTGTTGAAAGGTTTAATTGATAATGTTCAAAATTTTGTTTCTTGTATTGGTGATCAATTCCTTGGTGGGTTGATGAATAAAATCATAGGTGGTATAGCATCTGGAATAGGACCTTTATTAGGTGGTGTTGGTAAGATATTAGGTGGATTTAGTTTAGGAGGATTCCTTCGTTCAAAAGCAGAAGGATTGTTGGGTATTGCAAAAGCATTAACTTGTGATAGTCCAAGTAAAAATTATAATGCAGAGACAAATGAATGGGTAATTGGTTCAGGAGCAAAAGAGGGTTTGGGTGCTGCAGTTGATAAAATTGCAGATAATATATTAGCAGCTGCTAATATTGCTGATTCATTAACGGAAGTATCAGCAGGTGCTATTCAAGGTTTAAGTATTGCAGGTGGTGGATTAGGTTTATTTGACTTCTTGAATCCAAGTGTATCAAATCCTGGATTTAGTAGTCCATTAGGTAAGTGTTATGCAGGTCCTCCACTTGATTGTGCTGGAATAAAAGTCAATATATTTGGAAGCAATGGTGTTGGTGCTGCAGCAAAAGCAATTATTGGTAATGTTGTTGGTGAATATGCAGAAGCAACTGGAAGTTTGATTGGTATTGATTTAACTAATGGTGGATCTGGATATAATACACCACCATTTATTGAAATTGTTGATAAATGTAATAAGGGATATGGTGCTGTTGCTAGAGCAGTTGTTGATTATGAGGAAGATTCGCCAACTTATCAACAAGTTGTTGATATTTACATTGTATCTGAGGGTGAAAATTATCCTGTTGTAGAGGATAATCTTGAAGGTGATATACCTTATATTGTTGATCATGTTGTCGTTGTTGATCCAGGATTTAATTATGATCCAGAAGATAAAGTTATTGATAATGAAGGTAATGAATATACAATTTATGTTGATGATAATGGTAAGATAGTCAATGTACTTCCACCAAATTCTTCTGGTGCAAAGGGTACTGTAACCAAAGTGAAAGAAGTTAAGGATTTACCTGAATTGATTGTTGAAACTAAAACTGGATTTGGTGCTATATTAAAACCACAAATCAAACCAAGACCTGATTATCAGGGTGAGGTTGAGCAAGTTATTGATTGTGTTACCTAAGATAAATATTAATACGAGAATTTAACAAATGGCAGAAAGACCCACCGATAAACAAAATTGGCAAGATAGGCAATATGATTCATATGGTCCTCATTTTAGAATAGAATCTGGAAATCCAGAGATGTCTGAAAGTGGAACAACTGTATATTCTATTATGGGTCAAGGTACTGATAATAATACCAGTACCATTACGATGACTAAAAGTGGATTGATGAGTATCTATAATGACCAAACTATGGAAATAGTTGGTGGTTCAAAGATGGTCAATGGATGTAATGTTAATATAGTTGGAAAAAATGGTGATATTACTATAACTGCTATGTCAAATGGTTCAGTTAAAATAACTGCTAAAAATATTACTATACAAGCAGATGAAGATGTTGATATAAATGCTGGTATGAATATTAATTTAAATGCTTCTAAAGAGATAAAATTAAAATCTGCAATTGCTAATTGTAATGCATTAGTTGGTAATTTGACACCTCGTAATGTTACTTTTGGTGGATTAGCATATGCAGGTACATCTGCTGGTATTGATGCTGTTCCTGGAGGAAGTTATATCTAATGCCAAGTTTAAAGGATGCCCCAGTACCAGATTATGAAAGTGATGATAAGAATGTTGTAAGTCAACAGACTGAGTTTGTTGATGACGTTTTTATATACGGTAAACTTTATGCTGATATAACAGGCGAAGATATTACCTTTGATGAGAGTACAACATTTGGTAGTGTAAATATAGAGAATAATTTATGGGTAGGTGGATTATCTACATTTATTGGTCCAGTCGATATGGACTACCTTACAGTCAAGCAAAGACTGGATGTAGGTGTAGGTGGCACAGTATTCACTGCTATATCAACGACGAATGGATATAATGGAGAAGGGCAAACTGGTGGTCGAGTTGGTATTGGATCGACGCAACCATCTGGTAGATTTGAAGTTGGTATTGGTGGTGCTACTCTTGATCCTACAGAACCAATTGATCCATTTAAATCCTCTCTTATAGTTACTGATCTTGGTTTAGTTGGTATTGGAACCACCCGACCTGATGGTAGATTCCAAGTCGGTAATGAATGTTTTACAATTTATGAAGATTGTTCTGCTTCATTTATAGGTAGTGTTGGTGTAGGAACTACACAACCAATAAGTCAACTCCAAGTAGGATTAGGACAAACTCAGAGTTTTATAGTAAACAATGTAGGACAAACTGGTATTGGAACTAGTGCAATAGCAGGTGATTGGACTGTTGGAAATGCTGCATATCAGGAAAGTAATGTAGGAAGACTTCAACTTGATGTAGAGGGTAGTATTCGTGTTGGTAGAAACATATATGACTCTGCTGGATCTCCAGGTGCTAATGGATTCTTTATGAATCGAGATGCCAACGGAATACGTTGGGTATCTTTTGAACCAAGTATGACTGAAGGTATTTTCCTTCAAGATGAAGGAACATATGTTCCTACTGTTGGTGCTGCA